TAACTAGCCCTGCTGGAGTCAAATATTTGACAGAAGGTTTAAAAATGTCAGGGAAAAGTCCTAGAGCTTATCAAGTTGCTCGTGCTATAGTTAAGAATTTAATTTCAGTAACAGCTGGTGTTCCTACAAGGGGAGCATTAACAGGACAGGTTGAACCTAGATCTATTGGGTCAGGACGACAAGTTGGCAACCCGTTCCAAGGATTACTAGGTGGTGGTGCAAATGTTCAATGATTTAACAGATTGGCTAGTTGGAGCTTTGGCTGGTCTAGTAGGGTTGGTTTATAAAAATCAAAGAGAACGGTTAAAGGATATTGAGGATGAACTTAGTTCATACAAGGATGAACAGGTCCGATTAATGCAAATTTTTGTTACTAAAGATTATATTGAGAAGGATATTAAGCCCATCTTAAATAACATGGAAGATAAAATGAAAACTCTTGTAACACAAACTGCTGATGTGATAAAAAGAACGGAGTATAAGATGGATATAACAGCTCTGCATGAGAGAATTAACTCTCTTGAGAAGAGAAAAACTGATAAGGAGAATTACAATGGTTAAGACAGTTATAATGATGGTGGATAAAATGATCCCAGGCCAGAAGACTTACGCACTTATGGCTATCGGCATGGCTATGATGGTGTGTCAAATGATGGGATATCATACATTTTCTACAGAAGCATGGGGAATGATGGGTGTTGGTGGTGCAGCAACTTGGAAAATGGGTATGGATCGAGATAAATGACACTTCTCATTATAGGTTTTTTGGGTTTTGTAGGGTTTGTTTTTGTTGTAGCGAACTGGAAAGCTAAATCTGCAATGAAAGGATATAAATTAGACAGACTTAAAGCAGGACTTGATGTAGCTAGAAAGAGGGACGATGAGTGGATTAAAATTGACAAAAAAACTGAGGATATTAATAATATTACTTCTGCTATGCGTTGGTGGGATAGAAGGATGCGGAAGTGATAAAGATTATATTATCAGAGACCCCGACCCGTTAGGTCAAATTATAGATAAAGATAAAGAAACTTTAACCTTTCCTCACTGGGAATGGGTCGGGTGTGCATGCGCTGAAGGTGTTATATGTATGAAAGAACAAGATTTTATATTGTTCACCCAATTCATGATTGCCGCAGAAACTGTCCTTTTAAAACACAACGTACAAATTAAATATTTACGTCCTCGGTTGCAATAGTGGGCGATTTCTTTTTCCCTTTATGATATTTACTATAGTGCATACTTATAGTATCTCGATATGATGTATCCATGTCTTTTGGATAAATTATTTTTTTAAGATTTCCATTTTTGTCTATAATTTTGCATGGAAATATCGCACCTACTTTTTCATACTGTTTCATTTTTTACCCCCTTTTAAAATATAAGTAATACCTTTTTTAGTCCCAGTGCATGACAATGTTTCCTCAACATCTCCTTGTTCTATTAAAGTTCTCATGACTTGTTTAAAATCCTCCGCATTTAAATAGTGGCTATTTTTCTTTAATAATATGGAATGAGAAACCTTTCCTCCTAATTTTTCAAATTGTCTTAATACCCTATCTATATCTTTGCTAGATTTAGAATAGGCAGCTCCTCTATAAGCAAGGTGCATAAGAATCTCAGCCTTTTCTATAACATTTATAGCTAAATTTATATGTCTTTTTTCAACTTTCATGGAGGAGGATTCACCTGCACTAAAACACATCGCTAATTTAAGACAATGATCCCCTTTCCTCCCATCGAATCCTCTTAACCTAAGATCTTTTGGTTCAACAAGTCCGTCATACCACTCCTTATAATAAGTTAATGCAACAGGATTATATTCCATCATTCCTACCATTCTCCTAATCCTATGCATATCAATCATAAGATCTTTTTTAAAAGCCAATTGTTCTTCTGTAATTACAGGCCATGCTATCCTTTGTCTGGGTTCTTCTGCTACGATAAAAATAACCCGACCCGTAAACCCACCCTCCACCGTCTCTCCTGGCATTGAGTTAGACATCCAGTCTAGGGTTGTAGCTCCCAAAATATTGATAGCAATATTAGACATCTCAAATTTACCCGCTCCCTTAGTTTTATAATCATCATGTCTGGGACAGGTATACCATGAGGTTAATAAAGGCACTAATCCTGATTGAAAAGCACTAATTCCAAGAAAGGTAGCCAATTCTGGAGCATAGATAACAATGTCATTATTCATAGTTTCGGTACTAGCCAACTCTGTACATATAAACTCAGCCGTCATTTTTTGTCGATATATCCTACATAATTTAGAATCTCTCAACATATCATCCATAGCAATGTCGGTAGCACTAGATTTCCTACACCTAGCACTCTCCGCCACAATCACAATATACATATTAGGGAATAGAGTATAAGTACCTTTATAGGTATGTACATTCCTCCCCAATAATGAGGCTATCAAAGACAAACCCGACCATGTATGAAATCTGGTCGGGCTTTCAGTCCCCTTGGTATATTCTAAATATTTATAAATAAAAGATTCATTAGATAAATCTCCCAATCCCTCCTCTTTATAATCAACCTTCATTATTTCCCTCCTGCACTTTTCCAATCCTTCCCTACTCCAATATCCACAGGAATAACAACTTCTTTCCCATGAATATGGATGGGTTGGCTCAGTTCTTTATTAATAATATCAATAACTTTATTTTGATCTTTTTCTTTGCATTGTATGACTAATTCATCATGTATTTGGAGAAGGATTTTTGCTTGAGGAGGAAATTGTGATTCCATCCTAACCGCTCCCATATTTATATGATCTGAAGCTGTAGATTGAGGTACAAAAGCTATAGCACTCCTAAACAAAGGTTCTCCCATAATGTCAAAAAATTGTCGCTTTCTTCCAAAGGGTGTGACAAGAGTTCTTGATTTTTTTATTGTGTTCCTCACCTTGTCATGCCATATTCCCAACTTAAACAAAGAATAATATCGCCCTAATAAAATTCTAGCTTCACTTTGAGGTAGGTCTATGATTGTGGCAAATTTCCCCACCCCTATTAAATAGTTAGCAGCATGTACACATGTTTTTCCTTTTTTCCTTTCTTCACTCTCCTTTCCTATATATTTAAGAGGGATAGATAAAACCATTGATGCAACTTTACTATGTATATCCTCCCCAGCTTCAAATACTTTCATCATGGTTGGATCTTGGGCTAAGTATGCCACAAGTCTAGCCTCAACCTGACTAAGATCTACCTTAACAAATACACACCCATCATCTGCAACAAAGATATCCCTAATATTGCCAGGAATATTTTGCATATTAAGCCCTGTCCCATATATATTCTCCGCACTAGATAATCTTCCTGTCTCTGTCCCATACACAAGCCAACTAGACCTACACCTTCCATCCCTATCCCAGAAATTTTTAAGATAAGTTGAAATTAATTTTCTCAACCCTCTGACCTCCAAAATAAGGTCAAAAATTGTCATAGGATAATGCTTATTTAATTTAACAAGAGCTTCTTCGTTTGTTGTGGTTTTTCCTGTCATTCTATGAAATTGTTTAGGTAAACCTAACTCATCATAGATTAGTTTAGCAAGAGCTTTAGGTGAGTTTGCGTTGAGGGGATAACCCACTTCCTTATCTAAGGTTTTCTGGGCTATGTCAAGTTTTTGACTGTATTCATTAAAATACTTCTTGACTTTTTCTACATCTACCTTAATCCCTTTATGACTAGCTCGAAAAAGGAGGGTTGCGAGGGGCATTTGGTAGCCATGAAAATAATCATACATTCCCTCGGTCTTAAGGTCTTGGGTTAGTACCTCAAATATTTCATATGTAACAGTACAATCCTTGCAATTGTATGTATATAAGACATGAGGACCCCAGTCTCCCTCCTTAGCTTCGTCCTTGAAAAATGGTTCCGAAGTATATATCGAGGCCTGAAGTCCCAAGTTTTTCTTTAACTCGCTTAATAAACAATGATGAGCAACGGCTGTATCCATTATAATGGGGTGTATTTCCCCTATCCACGGATATAAGACCATCATCTCGAACATCATGTTTTGTATAATTTTTCCAACCTTCGGGTTGGTAAGAATGTCCCTCACTCGTTTCCATAAGAATATCTCTTGATTCTCCGTCCATACCGCTCTACCTCCTTCATAAAAGGGGATACAGGTAGCATAGTCCCTCGAATCCGCAAACCCAATACATTTAATATAATTAGCACCCATGTCTGTCTCAATATCTACAGCCACGTTTGCCGACCCGTTATAACGATCTAAGGCTTCACAACACTCCTCAAATGTTGGGTTTATTTTAAAGGTTCTATCTAAGACAGTCCATCCTTCTTTCAGCGTTTTCTTGATTTTCATCATGTCAAACATGACAAGGGATGTTTCTTTATACTGTCCTTTGAGACAATAGTCAGGATTGAGTGTAGGTATTACAATTTTGGTAGGAAGTCTTAGAGGTCTAATTAAAGACCCCCTCCACTTTGTTATACTCCATTTCCCAGTCAAGGCTTTTAAAGATCTATTTCCTAAAGGTACTATTATTTTTAAGTTAGGAAGTCCTTCTAGTTCTTTAATAAGATCAAGTTGGGCTTGTCCTTCGTTGGAAGTATCTTGTGTTTTGAAGAGAGAGGTTATATAAACATCACTTCTTGATTTTCCAGAATATTTTAACAGTCTATTAAATAAAGAACCTCTCGAACCAACTAAGGTCATGCCCGACCTTAGTTCCTCATTCGAGGGAGATTCTCCTATAAAAACTATCTCACTTTCTAGTGGACCCGTTGGTGATATGGTTAGTTGAGTCGATGATATCTGCACTAAGGTCTCCTGTTTTCATGTCTAGTGATTTTAATTTGGTCATGAATTCTCTCATTCCTGCTCGATAATATCGACTCCTGTCTCCATACCTCACACACCTTCCTTCAAAATAATTATAAACATCCTTATCAATCATGATATGTACTGATTTACAGTCCATTATTATCTCCTTCTGGGTTATCTGGATTTAAAAATATTTTATCAGAGAAAGGTTTTGAGTTTAAAATTTCATCTGTCAATTCTATTGCATCCAATACTATGGTTTTTGGGTAAAAATCTTGTTCTATTTTGATAGAAGAATTGGATACTAAAGCACCCGCCATTTTCACAATAAGTTGTTGTCTAGTGCTAAGACTTTCCATAATAATACTCCTTCATCATTTCAATACATTTAATTGCCTTATTTAAATCTTCCTCTCCATTCTTATCCTGAAACCTCATTATGTATTTAATAACCGAACCTACAGACAAGTTCACATTATTTTCAATACAAAAAGTCCACGGATCTATTTTATACTTAGCATAGTAAGAAGGTCGAATGGTTGTACTCCCCCCTTTCCATTGGTCATTTAATTTTGACTCGTCTACGGTTTTATTGGTATTTCGTTCAATATCTAAATCATCCTGAAGGTCATCTTTATGATCTATATCTGGAAAATATTTTTTCTTTGTCATTTAGTCATCTCCTCCAATTCTTTGATATGTTTTTTCATTTTCCTAAAATTTAAATTTTTCCTATCCAATTTGGCTTCAAGATATGTTATATACTCTATAATGTCTTCCCATGCTTTATAGGCACAAGTTTCCTTTCCTCCTAGTTTTATAAGTTCTTGTTGGAGTTTTGTGAGAGCATTATCTGGTCTTTGTACTCTATGTCGTAAGTCTGGTTTAACCATTTTTCTCTCTTCCTTTTTAAAAATTAAAGCTAGGCTGTATAGCGTACAATCAATCGAAATTGATGCCGTTGCCAACCTCCACCCTCTGCTTCGCAAGCAGTAAGACCTCACTTCCAGAGACCTTTTTACGGGGTACGGAATGACCGCAACTCCCAACTCCTACGGACTGGGTTTCTAAGATCCCATACAACCTAGCTCTATATTTAATTAATATAAAAAATGGAGGGAATATAACCACGATGTCCCTCCGAGCATCGCTCTTAATCCCTTACAATATTTCCGCCTTGTAAGGCTCTGGATTATTCAGAGTGAGAGGGCGGGTTTATACAAAAGATTTTATTTTATTAAAAATCTTTCCACTCCCATCAGTTGCAGGATCTTCCACAACATTAGCCTGACAAGTACGACCCGCATAATCAGCCGTATCTAGGGAAGAACCGTTCCAAGGTTTTCCCAATGCCACACAAACATTAGTTAAAAATCCAATTCCTGAGTTATTCCCATTGTGAGGGAGAGGAGTAAAATATTTCAAAGTCTTCCCATTATAGTCAGGGTTCGCACTTTCAATGATTGAAAATGTGAAAGCTAGGCGAGGTCGCCCATTTCCTGACGTACCTAACTCACAATCCGTGCAGGTCATTTTGTACGACCCTGAAGGGAGTGGAGTAAAGGCTTTAGAAGATTCTGTTACTGCATCATCGCATGTCATACCTAGATCAATTACTGGCATATTAGTATTCTCCAAAGTTAAACAAAATTAATAAAATAATTATTGTACTTACTGCCATTAATATAAGCGTAATCACATTTCTTTTACCTCCTTTGAAATTTTATAATAAAAAGGCACTCCCAATGAGATGGAAATATTTTTATTTGTGTGAAAATCACTAAAACATTTGTGGTCACATACTACTTTTTCATGATGGATGGCTAGGGAAGACGTTGTTAGGGCTATCCCTTTTCCTCTCTTTAAAGTTTCACCACATTCAGCACATTTTAGTTTCATTTCACACCTGCCATTTTTATTAAGTCATTGAAATGGGGAGTTAGGTAGGATTCCATAGTCGTACTGGATAACAGCCTAGACTTAGCCTCATATATCCCACTACTCCTCGATAGTAATTTATAGATAGGAGGTTTTCCTGGTAAGGTCTCTACCTCACTATGATACACCTCATCAAAGAAAGCTGTATATTTATTTTTTAGTTGTCCTTGAAAGGCGGGTTTAATAAAAATCCGACCCGTTGCCTCTTCCTTCTGCACATCCTCATGACATATACACAAACTATGCTTTCCACTATTCCTCACCTTCATGATGAAGGATTTCATGGATTGATAGAAAGCGTCCCAATCTGCAAATTCTGGTTTTTGTCTCCTATTTAATTGACATATATGTTTCATACAAATCTCAGCCACCTCTCCCATACTATCAATAATAATAGACTCATGATCTGGGGATTTTATGGCTTCATCCAAGGTGTCTTGGATCTCAACCCAAGTACTATCATAAAGTTCAACATAATCTACATTTTTCCCCCTAATACTTAAAAGACCTTTGTTTAGATCTAGGAAGAAAGGTTTTGGGAAGGTAGCACCTAGGGTTGTTTTCCCTGTCCCTGCCTTACCATAAACAGTCGCACTCAGTTTTATAGAGGTACTGTCCATATCCTTAGCATTCTTAATTTTCATAAACCCTCCGTTAAAATATCTTGCCATGTTTTAGCTCCACACAAAATACTCTCTTTATACTCATGATATTTTTTCTCACAAATATTTAAATTGTGCTTGGCTATTTCTATGTCTTTTAAAAGGCACATCAATCGCCCTTTCACCTTACCATCCACAAGCTCATTAATTGATTGGCGAGCTTGCTTGTCTGCTTCATCTAAATTAATCTTAACTTTTACCATCACCATCTCTAACCCCTTTCTCTAAAGTTCTTGCTCCTGTGAATGGTTCCCACACTTCGACTTGGAACATGGAGTTTTTAATAGAGTCTTGGATTTCTCCTTCCCCAGCTTGACATAACTCAATGTAGGGACACCTCCCGTACTGAGTGCATGCACCAGTAGTTCTAGGGAAGAACTCTCGTCTACAACACTCTTGCACTTGTTCTGCGATCCACAAGGCTTCTTTTCTCCATCTTTCAATTTCTCCTTCATTTCTTGTTGTTTCCTCTCTATTAAATGATATTGTATCTTCAATATTTTCTGTCTTTCTTCCTTTCCTAAAATAGATTTGGTTTAAAATCGCACCCGTTACATTCTGTCCTGTAAGTTCTTTAACACCATAAATATACCCATCTATTTGATGGTTTGGTTTTGGGATTAGGAATCCCTTGTGGGCAGAAGTCTTATGCTCAAAGATCATCATATCATCCCTGTCTTTGTATTGGATAAGACCATCACATCTAAATAGGAAAACGAAAGTTCCCATATCTACAGCCCCGCCAATTTCAAGATCAATTATATCAAAAGGCTCATTTACAAAATAATCTCTATATTTTTTTGTAATGGCTAGTCCTTTCATGATTGTCCTAATACCAGTCTCATCATCTCCCTCATAAGGACCCCATCTAAACCCAAAAGCCCTATCCATCTTACTAGGATCGTGGTGTGTATACCATGATTCTAGGGCATCATGCAAGGCACTACCAAATTCAGGCTTAGCCTTAGCGGGATTTGTCTTTAAATTTAAATATTCAACATGTCTTAGCTCAAAATACCTAGGACATTTCCTAAAATCATTCATCATGGAGGTATCTAGTTCTTCAATTATTTTCATCGAAATTCTCCTACCTTTGGCTTTTCTTTTAACCAAACTCGGAGCATACCCTCTCCCCAAAGTTTCTTATTATTTTTAATTGCTCTGGACATAAATTTGTACCGATATACTCTCCCATAACTGTAAAGATTATTTCGTTCACGTGCCGTCATTACTACTGAATCACCAACTTCCATATCTTTTAAAAATGCATATTTTTCTGGTTCAGATCCTTGTGGTATTGGTACATTTTTTTCAATTTTCATATTATCCTTTCTCTAACCCTGAAATTTCTAGGGCTGTCTCTTCAGATATATATTTATCGTTAATGAGAGGGATTAAAGCACCAAAACATAAATTTTTCTCCTCTTCAAGATTGGAAGTACCTCTTTTCATTTTCCCCTTGATAGA